CAAAGTAGCGGCGTTTAACTGGCTTCGTAAAAATGGACTAGGGGATATAATCAAAAACGAGATATCCGTATCCTTTGGTCGCAACGAAGATAACAAGGCGGCTGATTATGCCGAACTTGCGAGGGGTCAAGGGTTTCAACCGACACAAAAGTTGAAGGTTGAACCCATGACTCTGAAAGCGCTAGTCCGTGAGCGTATTGAGGCAGGAAAAGAAATGCCAACGGAAATCTTCGGGGTGTTCTCGGAGAATAAAACAACAATAAAAAGGAACAAATAAACATGAACCAAGTAACAGAAAAAAAGAATGGTGCACTAGCAGCAAATTTATTTGAAGCTGATGCACAAGAAGGTGCTCAAAATATATCGCAAGAAGATCTTGCGTTGCCTTTCTTAAAAATTTTGGGCCAACTATCTCCAGAAGTAAATAAAAGAGATGGTAAATATGTTGAGGGCGCAGAACCTGGCAAGATAATAAACACGGTTACAAATGATTTGTACGACAGCTTAAATGTTGTGCCATGCCATTATAAAAGGCAGTATATAGAATGGCAAGACAGAGGTACCAGTAGTGGTGCACCTGTTGCAATTCATGAAGCAGATAGTGATATCATTAGTCAAACCACTAGAGGTAAAGACTATAAAGATAGACTACCAAATGGTAACTATCTTGATAACACAGCTAATCATTTCGTATTAGTGCTCGGTGATAACCCAACAACAGCGTTGATATCTATGAAATCTACTCAATTAAAAGTGAGTAGAAAATGGAACTCAATGATGATGGGTATTAAAATGCAGGGTAAAAATGGTTTATTTACTCCGCCTACATACAGCCACATTTATAAACTATCAACCGTTCAGATGTCTAACGACAAAGGAACATGGTTTGGTTGGGATGTGAGTAAAGTAGGTCCTGTCGAATCTAAAGATCATTACGACATGGCTAAAAACTTTGCAACAAGTGTAGGTAAGGGTGAGATCCAAGCTAAACACGGCTCAGAAGAAACAGAGTCTAAGCAGCCATACTAGAATCCTAGGTAGTGGGCGTCGAAGCGAGAGTGGACACGCCCACTTTTAAAATATGATTGAGAAGTTTAAAAAAATCTTTAATGGATTAGAGGAAAGGTTTGGTTATCACATTATTAAAGATGATAATAATTCGATAAAAAAATCTGGTGAATCTAAAACATCACATTATCCACATACAAATGAGATGTGGCAAGCTCATTTAAATGGTGAAAAATTTAAAGTAAATACAAAACATAAGGACATACTTGCAGATAGTTTAGGTATATGTCCAATAAATAAAGATAGTAAATGTAAATGGGGTGCCATAGATTTAGATAACTATCGACCAGATATACCAGAATTATTTAAAAAATTAAAAAGTATAAATGTTCCAGTAGTGCCAATAAGATCTAAAAGTGGTGGGGTTCATGTATATGTTTTTTTAAAAGAACCTGTAGCAGCTTTACTCATGAGAGAAAAGTTACATTCAATCAAACATATTTTTGGAGTAGAGAAACCAGATAGAATTTTTCCCGTGCAAAAATATTTAGATTTGGACAAAGGCTCTGCCGGTAGTTGGATAAACTTACCCTATTATAATTACAAAAATACAGAAAGGTATATGATAAAAGAAGATGGCTCAAAAGCATCTATAGAAGAATTTTTTAAAGTTTATGAAAAAAGCACAATTACAATAGCACAATTAAAAAAGATGGAGTGTAGTTTAAATGAGGAAGATTTTAAAGATGGCCCTCCTTGTCTACAAACTTTAGCTAGCTTTGGAATTGAAAGAGGGGCTAGAGATGATGTTCTACTCGACATGACTAGATATTTAAAGATGAGGTTTCCCGAAAACTGGCAAAATAAAACGGGAGAGTATAACACAAAATTTTTTAAACCGGAACTAACTTATAAAGAAATACAAAAAACAGTAGATTCTAGAGAAAAGAAAGATTATCCATATAGATGTAACCAAGATCATTTAAGTAAATTTTGTAATAAAGGTGAGTGTATACTAAAAAAATTTGGTGTTAAATCTATAAAAGGTTTACGGAACACGGCACTCGGACCACTATCTTATATAAAATCTACACCACGTCAATGGTTTCTAGGGTTTGATGGAGAAGAAGTTAAATTAACTTCTAAAGAATTAACTAATCAACAATTAGCGAGAGAAGCAGCAACAGAGCAAACAGGTAAAACACCACCTCGAATGAAACAGGTTGATTGGGATTCAGCTATAGCGGAATTACAAGAAAGAGCTACAGGAGAAGACGCACCAGAAGAAAGCATGCCAATGTTTAAATTAAAAGAATCTTTAAAATTATTTTGTTTTGAATCTAGAAGAACAGAAGACAGAACTAGAATAGATAGAATACCTTTTTATGACAAAGAAGAAAAAAATGTTCATTTTGTTTTTGACACATTTTATGCATACATAACAGATACTAAAAAATGGAAACACGCAGAGCACACAACACATACTTATTTAAAAAATATAGAGGGACTTACAAGAGGTAAGCTACATATAAAAGGTAATATAAAAAGAAACGTTTATACGGTGAGCGAAGATAAATTTGAAAAAGAAGATTTTAAACATGACAAAATAAATTTTGGTAACAAAAAGGAGGTGATGTGAAATTTAAAGTTCCAGATCTTTATAAAGTTACAAAGATATTTGGACCTCCAGGCACAGGTAAAACTCACGAATTATTAACTATTTTAAAAAATAAATTAGACTATGGATATAGTAAGGATGATATTTTACTAGTTGGTTATTCAAGAGCGACCGCACAAAATTTAAAAGATCGTTGCAAGAAAGATTTAAATTTTACCGATGATGAATTAGAACCTATAAAAACACTACACGCTATGTGTAAAAAAGCATTACCAAAACCGGAGCCAAGTTTATTTACAAGGGCGGACAAAGAATTTTTTGGCAGATGTTTAAATGTTCCTGTGAGATCATGGACTACAAGAGAACAATATCAAAAACAAATAAGAAGAGAGGATGAGCCAGAAGAGGATGAAGATTTTGATGGCGGTATTCTTAAAAAGAAATTAGATTTAATAAACAAAGGTAGAAGTTATTTTAAAGAGAAAGATACTTGGGAGTCTGTAAGATATTATTATGATGAAAAACAAGATGATTTTCAATTTGGTAATATAAATAGGAGAGATTTAGAATTTACTTACGACACTTACAAAGAATTTAAAACTGCTTACAATATAATGGATTTTACTGACATGTTGGCTGTATGTTTAAAACCAGAAGTTAAGTTTCCAAAATATAAAATAGTTTTTGTAGATGAGTGTCAAGATTTAAATCCGTTAATGTGGGCTGTTATTAATAAAATAATTAACAACCAAGGTTTAGTTTTTTTAGCTGGTGACGATGATCAATCTATATTTGGTTTTAATTGTGGAGAACCAGAGCAATTTTTACATTATCCAGCTCATGTAGAAAGGGTTTTGGATAGATCTTATAGATTACCTAAAAAAATATTAAATTTTTCTCAAAATATAATATCAAATATAGGACCAAAATATAGAAAAGAAAAAGTATTTGGACCCAAAATAAAAGATGGTGTTGAAGTAGAAGGACACATAGAAGAAATAGGCACAGAGTTATATGACATACAAGAAAAAGTAGAAGAAGGCTCTTGGATTATGTGTAGTAGAACTAACACTAGACTTTTTCATTATAAAAAAATGTTAATGGAAAATAATATTTTGTGGAAAACAAAAGCTAAATCTGGGTCTGCTAATTCTTATAATTATTCTATTAAAAATAGTGTTAGAGAAACTTTAAATTTGTGGCACAAATTAGTTAAAGGAGAAAAACTAGAAGGAAGACAAATATGTAAATTAATTCAAAAAATTAGAGCAGAGCATCTTAACGTTTACAAGGTACAACATCGACCTGATAAGAGTAATTTGTTTGTAACTGATAATTATTATGATTATCAAGATATGCTAGATAGAAAAATATTTAAAGAATCTTTTTCTATAGATAATGAATGGTATGACTATATAAAATTTAATGTTGATAGCGTTCAAAACCAATCTTTTATGGATGGTGGGGCAGAACTTAAATTGTTTTTAGATGCTGATGAAGCTCATGAATACATAGTAAATATATACAAAAAAGATAAAACTTTATTAAACACTCAAATTTTAATTGGATCGATACATTCAGTTAAGGGTTTGGAAGCAACTAATGTTGTAGTGTGTGATATTTGGAGTTACCCTTGTTATCAAAACTACAAAGAAAAAACACCAAAACATAGGCACGAGGAAATACGTTGTGCTTATGTGGCTGTAACTAGATCAACAGAAAATTTATTTATGTACAGACCAAGACCAAGAACAAAAATAGGTGAACAATCTTTTGAAATGTTGGATAGATATTATTATAAAAAGGAGGAAGTATGACAAATAAAGGAATGTTTAAAGGAACGACATACAATTCATTAGAGGAGCAGGTAGGCGGGAAACATTATCGCTTGATGAAGATTCAACCAGCAGAGTTTATTAATGAAAATAAACTCTTGTTTGCAGAGGGAAATGCTATAAAGTACATCTGCAGGCATTCTGTAAAAGGGAAGGAAGAAGATATTAAGAAAGCAATCCATTATTTAGAAATGATTTTAGAGAGAGATTACTCATGATACAAAAACCCATGTTTAGCACACCCACAGAATGGGTGCAGCCAGATACTTTTCCCGATTTATCTAATCATGATGAGATAGCAATAGACTTAGAAACTAAAGATCCAGAGCTTAAAAAAATGGGTCCTGGTATGTTTAGAGAAGCTGGTAACATAGTAGGTTTTGCTGTGGCAGTAAAAAACTGGTCTGGCTATTTCCCCATAAGGCACGAGGGTGGTGGAAACATGGATAACAAAAAAGTCATGGCTTGGATGCAAAGTATTTTAAAAAATTCTTCTACAAAAATATTTCACAACGCAATGTATGATGTTTGTTGGTTGAAA